TGAGAAATGGGCTGAAGAACAGCGCAGACAGTTGGGTAATCTTAAGTTTAATCAAGAGATTCTTTGTGCATTCTTGGGATCAAGTCTCACATTGATTGATTCAGATTCTATAGCACAAATGTCAGCAGGTAGTCCAATTTACAGCAAAGATGGATTAGACATTTACGATAAAGTAGAACGTGATCATTCTTATGTGTTAGTTGCAGACGTTGCTAAAGGTGTTGGCGGAGACTATTCAGCATTTACGGTGCTTGATGTATCTGAAATGCCTTATCGCCAAGTCGGTAAGTTCAGAGACAATACAATCAGCCCGTTATTGTATCCTTCTATGATTTATAAAGTTGCAAAAGAATATAACAATGCTTGGGTGCTGATTGAAACCAACACATCCGAACAAGTAGCAGAAATTCTACATAGCGAATATGAATATGATAACATTATATTTGTTAACCGAACATCACAAGGTCAAGTTGTTTCAGGTGGATTTGGTGGTGGCAAGACTCAATTAGGTGTGAATACAGACAAAAAAGTAAAACGAATTGGTTGCATGAACTTTAAATCACTTGTAGAAGGTAAGAAGATGTTGATTCAGGATGCAGATACCATTGCGGAAATTTCAACATTCATTGAACGAAAAAATAGTTACAGTGCAGACGAAGGCTATCACGATGATTTAGTCATGCCTCTGGTACTTTTTTCTTGGCTTACAACGAACCCTTATTTTAAAGAACTGACGAATACCAATATAAGAAAAGAATTATACGAACAGAGAATGAAAGCAATTGAAGATGAGGTGACTCCTTTTGGTATTATTGATGATGGTAGGGAAGATTCTATGATAATAGATGGTTCAGGGCAAGTCTGGCAAATTGAAAACGCTATGGATCGTCAGGAAAAAGAGTTTTTTATGAAACTGTAAAACTCGATTTTTATAAATAAATTCAAAATGATCGTAAGATTGATAGAACATCATTATAAAAACAAGGAGAATATAAATGGCAATTAGCTTAATTTCACCTGGAATTAAAATCACAGAGAGAGATTTTATTTCAGTTGCGCCAACTGGAGGTACATCTGCAGGTGCGTTTGCCGGTCAATTTCGTTGGGGTCCAGTCGAAGAAAGAGTCCAAGTTCCAAGCGAAAACGAACTTGTAGTTAGATTTGGAAAACCAAATGCAACAAACGTTGTTGATTTTTTATCAGCAGCAAACTTCCTCAGTTATTCAGCAAACCTTTATGTTGTTCGTGTAGCAAACACCGCTCTAAATGCTACAGCATCAAATACAACAGCAGACTCAGCAAATGCTGGCACCGGTGTTTTGATCAAAAACCGTGACACTTATGATGCAACAGCATCTTTTGATAACGGTCCTTGGGCAGCAAGATGTGCTGGAGCATTAGGAAATTCTCTCAAAGTTTCTCTATGCCCATCCGCAACTGCTTGGTCATCAAGTTTAACAGGAACATTTACTGTATCAGCAGGTACGACAGCGGTTGTAGGATCAGGTTCAGCAGCGAACACCGAACTTCGTGTTGGTGATTATTTCGTTGCAGGTGGTCGTTCACTTAAAGTTGCTTCTATTACAAACACCACACACTTCACGCTTGCAACAGCACATCCTGATGGTGTATCAGCAGGCTCATCAGCAACACGCCGTTGGGAATACTATGATGAATTCTCAGATGCACCAGGAACTTCAGCGGATGCGACACTTAAGGGTGCAACAAATGATGAATTGCATGTTGTTGTAGTTGACGAAGATGGTCAATTTACAAACACACCAGGTTTAGTTCTTGAAAAATTTGAAGGTCTTTCTAAAGGATCTGATGCAAGATCACCTGATGGTGGTGGTAATTACTACAAAGACATCATCAACAATACATCAAAGTATATTTGGTGGACTGATCATGATAATGCAGGATCAAATTGGGGTACCGCTCTACTAGGTGTAACATACACGGCAGTTACAGTTCCTAAAACATATAGTCTTGCTGGTGGTTCAGATGGCAATGCACTTACAAATGGTGATCGTTTAATCGGTTATGATTTGTTTGAAAGTAAAGATACCGTATCAATTTCAGCAGTCATTGCAGGCCAAGCAGCAAATACGGTAGTCAATACATTGATTGCTGATTTAGGCGAAGCAAGAAGAGATTGTGTTGTATGTTTTTCACCACCTAGAACAGCAGTAGTAAACAATGCAGGTAGCGAAACTTCAGCAATTGAAACATGGGCAGGATCAATCACACGTTCTACATACGGTGTTGCAGACAGCGGTTGGAAATATCAATATGATCGTTATAACGATACATATGTTTATGTACCATTGAACGCAGACGTTGCAGGATGTATTGCAAGAAATGATAACATTCGTGATCCTTGGGTTTCACCAGCAGGCATTACAAATGGTGTTATCAACAATGCAATCAAACTTTCATGGAATCCAAATCAATTAAATAGAGATGCACTCTACAAGATTGGTGTAAATCCTGTTATCAATCAGACAGCGAGAGGAACAATTCTCTATGGTGACAAGACTTTTATTACAAAAGCGCAGTCACTAAGCAGAGTAAATGTTCGCAAACTTTTCATTGAATTACAGAAAACAATCGGTGCAACAGCAGAAAATATTCTGTTCGAACAGAATGATGCGAGAACAAGAGCAACATTTGTGAATCTTGTAACACCTTACTTAAGAACTGTAAAAGCAAGAAGAGGTGTTGTAGACTTTAGAGTTATCTGTAATGAAACAAATAACACTGAAGACATCGTAAATGCTAACGGCTTTGTCGCTGACATCTTTGTTCAACCAATCGGATCAATCAACTTTATTCAATTGAATTTTGTTTCTGTTAGAGGCACCGCCGCTTTCGCTGAAATTGGCGCCTAAATAGAAATTGAATAAAGGAGAATAAAATGGCATTTACAATTGAAGAATTCAGAAAGGCACTAGGAGCAGGTTCACGTCCGAACCTGTTTTTAGTCAAAGTAACAGCACCAGAGGGTTATGATTTTGATGGATTTGAATATGTTTGCCGTGCAGCGTCATTACCTTCGTCTACAATAGGACTCATTGATATTCCAATGAATGGTGGTAGAAGACTGAAAATGGGTGGTGCACGACAGTTTACGGAATGGACAACAACCGTGTTGAATGATGAGAATTTTTATATTCGATCAAGACTTGAACAGTGGCAAGCAGATTTAGCAAAAACAAACTTTAATTTATTAACAGTTGGTAATAGAACTGTTGGAGAAGGAACTATTGTTAGTGGCACAGTTGAAGTTTATCAACTCAATGCGGATGGTGAAACCGTAGGCGATCAAACTGAATATAAACTCATTAATTGCTGGCCGAGTGATCTATCAACTTTAGATTTGTCGTATGATTCAGTAGACGTTGTTGAAGAATTTACTGTGACTTGGACATATGATTATTATTTACAGGGCGATAACGCCGCACTATCATAAAAGGAAATTAATATGGCCCTTTCAACAATTGCTAATTTAAGAAGTCAGTTAGGCATAGGTTCAAGACCCAATCTATTTGAAATAGAATTTCATTGGCCAAGTGCTTTATCACAAAGTGCGCCATCATCAATTCTAGACCAATCATTATATCTTTGTAAGGCTGCTGCAATTCCTGCATTTACGATTGGAGTAATTGAAGTTCCTTATCGTGGCGGTAGAAGAATTAAAGTTCCTGGTGATAGATCATTTGGTGACTGGACAGCAACATTTATTTCCGATGATGTCCATGCTTTACGTGGAGCTTTTAAAGCATGGCTTGATTATATTGAATTAAATGACTTTAATGATGAAGCACTCAGACCTTCTGGTGGTGAAGGTTTTGATTATCTTGCGGATTTAACAGTAAAACATTTAAAACAAAACAGTGATATATCTAGATATTATAAACTTTTTGACTGTTTTCCTACGGATGTAAGTGCGATTGATTTATCATTTGATTCTACTGATACGCTTTCAGAATTTACTGTAACGTTCCAGTATCATACAATGACTGCATCTTCAGCATCGACTCCAGATTCTGAAACCCAAGTCGATTCTGCGTCGGCAGTATCTCTAGCAACATAATTAAAACTTTTCGCAACGAATAAATAGTTGCGTAATAGTTATCAACAAAGGGAAGCTATTACGCTTCCCTTTTACATTTAATAAGAGAGAAAAATGGCCATAAAGTTATTTGGTTTTAAAATTGGAAAAGATGAGCCAGAACAATCGCAACCGCAGTCGTTTGTTCCTAAAGCTGAAGATGATGGCGCAGTTGCCATATCAGCGGGTGGTGTTTATGGAACTTATGTTGACTTAGAAGGTCAGATACGATCCGACTCTGAACTTATCAATAAGTACCGTGAAATGTCATTGCAGCCAGAATGTGATTTAGCCATTGATGACATTGTAAACGAAGCAATTGTATACGAAGAGCATAAGTATCCTGTTGAAATTGTTCTAGATGAACTCAAACAACCTGAGTCAATCAAAAAGAAAATTCGTGATGAATATTCACACATTATGAAACTTCTTGATTTCAATAACATGGGATATGATATCTTTCGCCGTTGGTACATTGATGGTCGGTTATACTATCATATGATTATTGATGAAAAGAATCCACGATTAGGTCTTCGTGAGATCCGATACATTGATCCACGAAAGATTCGCAAAGTGCGTGAATCCGTCAAGAAGAAAGATCCAACTGGTGTTGCACAGATTTATACTAAACCTAATGAGTATTATATTTTTTCAGACAAAGGTTTTGCAAAAGATGGTGCACAGGGTCTTAAGATAGCAGCAGATTCGGTATGTTATGTTCATTGCGGTCAGTTTGACAAAGATGGTAAAGTTGTTATATCGCATCTTCATAAAGCAATCAAGCCACTCAATCAATTAAGAATGCTTGAAGATGCTACAGTCATTTATAGAATTTCAAGAGCACCTGAACGAAGAATCTTTTACATTGATGTTGGTAATTTACCAAAAATGAAAGCAGAGCAATATCTCCGTGAGATGATGCAAAAATATAAGAACAAACTTGTATATGATGCTCAGACAGGTGAGATTCGTGATGATAGAAGATTTCAGACGATGCTTGAAGATTTTTGGTTACCACGAAGAGAAGGTGGTAAAGGTACAGAAATCTCTACACTTGCAGGTGGTCAAAACTTAGGCGAGATTGAAGACGTTCTATATTTTCAAAAGAAACTTTATAAATCATTGAACGTACCAATTTCAAGATTAGAGTCGGACCAAGGTTTCTCTTTAGGTCGTGCAAGTGAAATCTCCAGAGATGAAATCAAGTTTTCAAAATTCGTATCAAGATTACGTTTACGCTTTACACATTTGTTTGATAAACTTTTGGAAACACAATTACTTCTAAAAGGTGTATGTACCAGAGCAGAATGGCTTCAACTCAAAGAAGAAATCAATTATGATTTTATTTCTGATTCATATTTTGTAGAACTTAAACAATCTGAAATTATGAAAGATAGACTTGGATTGTTGGGTGAAATTGATCCGTATGTGGGCAAATATTTTTCCGTTGCTTATATTCGCAAGAACATTCTTCGGCAGTCTGAAGATGAAATTAAAGACATGGACAAAGAAATGGAAGAAGACAAAGCAAATATGGAAGATGAACCAATGGAGCCACCGCAACCTGCTCCACCTCCACCACCTCCACAAGAAGTTGTCGTGAGTGTAAAGAAAGAGGAATATAGTTCTAATAACACATTTGATGATACAGACCAAAAAGAGTTAGCTAAATCTATGACACGTTTTTTTGAAACACTAACTGAAGAGACAAAGAGTGAGCGAGGAGAAAAGTAAACTCACGGAGAATGCTCTTGCTGTAGTAACATCAATCGCATATACTAAAAAAGAGATTGGTAAACTACAGGAAAAAATAAATTCTCTTTCAACACAAAAAGAAATCCTAGAGATTGTAGGACCATCTGGCGAGCAAGGGCCACGTGGTCTTCCTGGGATTCAAGGTGAAAAAGGTGAGCGTGGTGATCCAGGCGAAAAGGGCGACAAAGGTGACACGGGATCACAAGGACCACAGGGCATTTCAGGCGCTAAAGG